ACCAATACCTATAGAATTATTATCAGTTTCACTTACATAAGCACTGTAAGAACTTCCTGGTGATCCTGTTGTCCAATCAATACTAAATCTAAAATCTCCTGTTCCTGGGTCTGCAGCAGTTGTGGAACTATCGAAGTTGTATGTAATGCCATAAGCATCAATACCAGCATCACCTTGTGTACCTTGAACACCCTGAATACCTTGGATTCCTTGAATACCTTGGATACCCTGAATACCTTGGATACCCTGAATACCTTGAATGCCCTGGATTCCTTGAGCACCATCTGTTCCTTGAGCCCCATCTGCTCCTTGAGTTCCAGTAGTTCCCTGAATACCTTGAATGCCCTGGATTCCTTGAGTTCCAGTAGTTCCCTGAATACCTTGTGGACCGGCAGATTCAAATGCAGTGATAGTTAAAACATCACCAACGGCCGCCCCAGATGTCAATACAACACTTGTTCCATTAGTAGCAGTGAAATCATCTGGGTCTAAGTGGGAACCATTAAGGAAAACATCAAGATTTCCAGCAGAATATGCTAAGGTATTTGTATTATCATCTGCTCCACTAAAAGTTGTTTGATTCGCAGTTGCAGTATAAGTAAATGAAGACCTAGTGAAACTTGAGCCTTGGACACCCTGAATACCTTGGATTCCTTGAGTGCCTGTTGTTCCTTGAATACCTTGAGAACCATCTGCGCCTTGAGTTCCAGTAGTTCCCTGAATACCCTGGATTCCTTGAGTTCCAACTGTAGATGGGTCTACCCAATCAGTTCCTGTTGCTGTTGACTTGAGAATATAACCACTAGTTCCTGAATCATTATTGGAATCATAAAATGCGCCAGTAACTTTTAAATCACCATTAACATCTAGAGCTACCGATGGTTGTGTAGAACCAATACCAATATTTCCTGCAGTAAAATATGCGTTATAACTATCAGTTCCTGTTCCTACCCTAAATGGGTTGATGACAATAACTGTTGTTCCAATACCTACATTTTTGGATGCGTAGAGATATCCGTCGTAAGTGTTGAGAGCTACTTCTCCTAGTGGCAGCTGCCCCGGGGTCGGAATTTTGCCATATACAGCCGACCGTTTTAGCTTGATTATTGGATCTGCCATCTTTTAAGCGTCTATGTAGTCATTTCTACCAGTATATACTGGCATTTTTAATATTTATGCGAAATCTCCTGCGTCTTTAGTTGTTCTTTTTGTCTTTGGTAACTTTGTTTCTAGTTCTGCAATAGTTTTATTAAGACCTTCAATAGTTTGTCTATACTTTAATTCTCTTGCTTCTAAAGCAATATTTTGATTAATAGCATCAAAATATTTGTTCTGATATATTGCAATCAAATTCTTATAATCCTGTTCATCCATAAAAAAAGAGGGAAATTAACTCCCTCTATTTAGAGTATGTTATATGGATCAGAATGAACCGCCATCAATAGTTGCGTTTGTGATTACAATCGTGTTGCCATCACATCCAATTACTTCATCAGTTGTGCCACTGCAACCAGAGACATACAGAGAAGCAACTTCTAATGCACCACCAGTGTTATTGGTCAGAACTCCAGAAGATTCAGAAACATCTGCAGAAACAACAACTCTTGAAGAGCTGTCATCCCAATAAACACCTGCTTTTTTAGCAGAACCGGAATAATAGTTGAACAGAACACCAATGTCCTTGTTTAGGTCAGATGATGGTGCAGAGCCATCAACCATACCAAGATCAAGAAGTTGGTCTTCAATAGTTGTTTGTGATGTATTAACCTGCGTTGTTGAACCATTAACATAAAGATTTCCGGCAACAGTCAAGTTCTGAGCAAGTTCAACAGCACCAGTGCTATCGGTAATTGTAATAGCGGCAGTGCCATCATTTGCCTTAACAGCAGATGCTTGAACGGTTGGAGTTGTTACTGAAGTTGTAACTGTAACAGCAGAAGGAAGACCAATTGTTACTGTTTGACCAGAAGCAGCTGTTTCAATTTCGTTTGCAGTACCTGCAATAGTTAGAGATTGTGAATCAAGATCTACAGCACCAGTTCCAGAATCTCCAGCAACATCAAGATCTTGAGCGGTTACTTGAGAATCAACATAAGATTTAATTGCCTTTGCTGATGCTAAGGTATCATCGGAAGCAGAAACAGTGGCGAGATCAGTGTCAACCGATGTAATTGCAGTTCCGCTACCAAATGTAGTATTGGTTATTGTTGCATTTGTAATCGTTGCGGTTGCTACTGTAGCTGCTGTAGCAACATTAATATTATCTAACTCAACAACACCAGCAATATCGTGCGTTGCTCCATTGACATCCAGAGAACTTGTTACTGTAAGAATGCCAGCAATAGTAACATCATCAGGTAGACCAACCGTTACAGTTCCATTTGATCTAGAGACATTAACCTCGGCATCAGTTCCAGCAATCGTGAGAACAGCACCACTAGCACTATCAGCAAGAGTTACATTTCCAGACGAAACTGAAAAATCTCCATTATCAAATGATGCAACACCCTTATTAGAGTCTGTTGCATCTTCTGCAGCAATAGTGATTGTATTATCACTTACTGTGGTGTCAATGGCTTCCCCGCCAGTAAAGGTTAATGTATCGGTTAAAAGGTTAACATTGTCATCAGAACCAGAATCAGCACCAACTGTTAAAGTAGCTACTGCATCAATGAATGATAGAGTTCCAGAACCATTTGTGGCAAGAACCTGATTATTACTACCATCTGTCCCTGGCATTGTATATGTCACAATACCCGCAAGACTATCAGGTGCTTTGAGGGTGATGAAAGAAGTACCGTTATCAGTGCCTTCTACTAAGTTAACTCCACTGCCAACTGTGGCAGAGTTAATTGACCAATATCTACCAGATCCAACAAATTGATTATTTGCTGTTGTAGAATCGATGCCGACATAAAGATCATAACTGTCGGTAGTAAAGCCTGGTTCACCTGCCCTCAGTCCAGGGAGATTGCTAAGGAGGCCTCTCTTAAACTGAATTACGGGAGCCGCCATCTTCTTTAATTTACATTACTTTTTACTATTTAGACTAAAAACTTCCTCCATCATATCTGAAGTTTGCACCTTCTCTTGGTTCAACTTCGACTTCCAACTGGTCTACAAAAGAATCATCAATATCTCCGTCTTCAGCAGATACAGATAATGCAGTGTCAAATGGTATTAAATCGAATTTGTCACTGGTTGAATTGTATCTCATAACATAACGATTTTTTGCTGCTGTAAGTGGAGCAACATCCAAATCAACAAGATCTCTAAGTCTAGTTGCCATTAGAAACTCCCTGCATCGATGTCTCCTGCTTGAACTCTACCAAAATCCAACTCGTCTTCCAACTGAGTTACAAATGAATCTTCAATATCTGCATCTGACGCTGATTGGAATAATGCCTCATCTGGAGTTGATAATACAAATTTATTGGTGGCACTGTCATATGTAACTAATAAACCATCTTTTGTTAAATCTAATGTTCCAAAATTAGTATCTCCCATTTCAGCAGCAGCTGATGGATTACGAACAGATCTAATTGACGGTTTGGTTATTCTTGATTTTTTTGTTATTGTATTTGAAGTTGTTACTTTTCTAACTACTGGCATGATTATGTTGTAGTAATGCCTGCTTCTACCAAAGCCATCCCCTCTACCAATCTAGAAACTGCACCTGAAGGAGATTCTAAACGAACATCATATTGATATCTTCCTGGAGTTAGTCCAACTGTAACTCCGCTTGTCATGGCAATTGATACTTCTCCAGTAGATCCTGTTATTGAAACTGAAAATGATGTGGATGATGTAGAACTAAAATGTTTTTTTATTCTAGCAGTTCCAGTATAACCAGCAAGGTTTGATGCAGAACCATCACTTTCGGTTGAAGTGAAAGTTTCTCTAAAATCCGCACCTTGAGGAATAACTATATTAATAACAGGATTTGCTGCCATGATCCTTTTTTAACTATTTAGTCTCGTCTTTATCTATATTGCTATTCTTCAAAAGTTTTGATAATTCTGCAGTAGAACCAACAAAGAGAGCATTGGTCACATTAGTTGGACCTTTAGTATGGGTTTCTTCTTCAACATCTTTAAGTTTCTTTTGCAACTCCATTAACTTATCCGTAGCATCAGCCACATTTTTGATTAATTGACCAGCAACCTCATATGCTCTAGGCATTTCACTCTCTTGTGCTAACTCAAGAATTCCATTAATTGCTTCTTGTCCCTTTTCAATAATGGAATATAAATTACCTCTCGTATATTCATAATCTTTTTTTATATCTTCCACAGAAGAAGTAGAAAGATTCTTTGGTTCTTCTTTTACTGGATCCGTAGAAACGATGTCTGCAGCAACATCAAAAGTTTCATTGAGTTCATCAAAATTTTTTGTCATTTTCATTTCTCTATCAATAACTTACACTGAAACCAAAATCGTCTCCATCTTGAATGAGTGCATCGTCCGCATTTGTAATGGACTTAATCGCTTCCCCTTTAACATGTTTGGTTGGAGTTGTCTTATCTTGCCCTCTTTTAACCTTGATACTATCAGTGAGAACATCAAGCACATACAATTCCTCACCATCCAGTTCAATATATGTATTTTCTGTAATTGTGGAAGGATCTGCAACCTTGAATAAAACATCACCAACTTCAATGTCTTGATCAAGAGTTGTGAGAACTGTGCCTGTATAATTTTTAATTGCTCTTGGCTCAACAGCATATGTGAGATCTCTTTGTGGAGTTCCTGTTCCAGTAGATCCAGCAACATACCCAATAGACACCTTTTTGACAATATCGGAACTTGCAGAAGCAACAGGGCCAAACAAATAAGTCTTTGCACTAAATCTTAAAGTGTAGACAAGTGCTCTCCGTGTAGAAAAATCTCCCTCATAATCATCGTCCATACTAATGCTTTCAAGAGTAACGGGAATATCTCTTTTTTCGCCAATAGATTCTACCAAATTGACCGACATCGTATATGCGGGTTGAAAATATGGTAAAATTTGCTCAATGATTTGAAGCATATCATCATTTAACTTGGTCATAATAGCCAATTCAAACTCCATATTATATGGAACTGGCATATATGCAGTTTGAATTGAAGTCTTATCAGATGTAAGTGCTTTTTTAAACTTTTGAGTTTGCGTTACTTTTCTCGACGGGTCATATGTAAGACCAATAAACTCAAAGGACATTCTTGGTAAAGAAAGAGAAACTGATTTATTCAGTTCTGGTTGTTGAGTAATTCTTGCCAAGAATTTTTGCGTAGGGCCATATGCCAAAGGAACTCTAAACTGGTTATTTACATTTCCAGAAGAATCTTCCTGTTTAATTTCTATATCATTAAACAGAGAACCGAATGATATAATGGTTCTTCTAAAAATTTCGTTATAAAAATATTCAAACATTGGATCGGTTCTTTGTTTAACTATTATTTATGGGCTCAGGGCATACCGAATGGATTTCTCTCACTGAAGTCAATAATACTATCTGCTTCACTCTCTATTTCTTCATTTGATGTGAATCCTGTTTCTGGATAAGATGCGGAAGAAAGTTTGTAACTTGCTGAAGAAGCAGAACCAACAATTTGCTCCCCAACAACAAAGTCTCCATCTGCTCGGTAGATTTCTAGCGATCCTCCATCGGCAACCCAATTGAGAACTCTTGCTGTAGAACCAGAAATAGAACCAGTAACAATTTCGTTCTTCTGGAAAGTTCCAACTCCAGTCTGATTTGGTGCTGCAATTGTAATAGTTGGTGGTTCGGTGTATCCCAGACCAGCATTAGTGAGATAAATCGCACTAATTGTTCCAGCAGCACTAACAACAACTGTTGCAGCTGCAGAAACTGTTGAAATTCCACTGAATGTTACAAGTGGTGCAGTTGCTGTCGTATAACCAGAACCTCCACCAGTAATAGTGACAATTCCAAGAACACCGTTGCCAATGGACGCAGTTGCAGCAGCTCCAACACCATCACCAACAAACCTAACTGAAGGAGCAACTGTGTAACCAGAACCTGGATTTGTAAGAAGAACTCTTTGAATAGATTCTGCGACTGGATTTGCGTTGAGTTCGCAGGCAACAATTCCAGAAATTCTCTCCGCAGTTGCTATTCCAGTTACACCTGGAGAGGATGATATTGCGACTCTTGGATTGTAAGTATATCCTCCGCCACGGTTTGTGACACTAATTTGTCTAATACCACCATCAGAAACATATCCAACTGTTGCCAGTGCAGTTGTTCCAACCCCAACAAGAGTTAGGAGTGTTGTCATCGCATCACCACCCAAGAGTTCTGAATTAGAATCTCCTAAAGTTCCTGCAATCGAATCATCAATTTCAGCAACATCAGTATCGATAACTTCGTTTTCGTATCTGAAGAGTTCACACTTCAGTGTATATACGTATCCTTTCTGTAATTGATAGAAAGGTTTTTCGTGCTCTACAAACTTAATTTCAAATAATCTATCTCCAAGGGGGAAATAAATTAGGTCACCTTCTTTAGGTCTATTGCTAATTTTTATATTATCTTTTCCCGCTAAAAGTGGAGAAATATAATTCTCAAATCTTTCTTTTGAAATTGTAAGAGTTATTTCTTGGGTTGATTGAATTCCAAATTTAGATAAAATAGTTGTCTGATCACCATATCCCTCAAAGTTTTCTACATATGCTTCAATTGGATGGGCCTCATCAAACTCAGATTCAATAACTTCTCTAATAACAGTTTTTTCTGTAATAAATTTTCTGGGCATGTAATGAACTTCAACTCCGTACATACGAAGTTGTTCATTAATTAAGTCCTGAATCAGATTCTGTTCTGATGGAGCACCTTGAAGAAAGAAAGGATTTAATGCCATAATATCAACCGATCATATCAAATGGAGGAAGTTCATATGTATTTGACATCTTCTCCATTATTTTTTCTAAGTCTTTTTCTGCATCATCATACATTTGTCTACCATTCAATTCAACACCACCTGGAAGTTTAACTCCAGTAAACTTCATCATATTCATTCCCCATTGCCTCTTAATTAAAGCAGTGAGATATGGTTTGATGAATGAATCATTCCAAACTCTTGCATAATCATTTGGATCTAATGTTGAATGGCATTGGATAATAAGATAATCGTCGGCATTGACAGAACCCCAATCAAGATCTAAATATAATCGGTCTTGTCGCTTATTAAATCGTATTTGTTTATCAGTTGTCAATAAGAAATTGATATCTTCCAAATATGTCTTTGTCATTGCATAGGTCAACATCTCAGTTGCACCCCAGTAGTAGATATCATTGAGGAACATTTGATATCTAACACTGAACATATTGTTCGTTACTGTATTTGTTCCATCAAAATGAAACAATTTAGTAACACCAATTATATTTGGTGGAACTTGTAAATAATTGCTATTTTCTTCAAAGGTAAAGGTGGTGGCAGAACTATCTCCTGCGATTGTTACTGATGCTGTAGTGGTTGCGATACCTACTGCAGTATTACTTCCACCTCTAGTTCTCCCCCTATCAATATCACTTTGAGTAATTTTATACTTATAATATGTTTCGTAAACCCCATCAAAATGTCTTTCCTGGAAAAACTGAATGGCGTCATCTACCAAATCATCAATTTGCTCATCGGCTACATTGATTTCAAGAACAGGATATCCAAGTTGTCTTTTGCAGTAGTCTATCAACTCCTGCCTAGTAGATGGTTGTGCCATTTACACATTTCTCCTTATACTGATATTTAGTCTTGTTTTCTTGCCAGGTCTAGCAAAAGAGACTTAATTTCATTCAAATCATTTTTAATATCATTGACATCAGTTTCAAGTTGTTCAACTCGTTCTGCTTTTGAGGCATTTTTCTTTCTTGCCTTCATATATTCATCATACTCAGACTTGCTAGTGTTGAGTATTGCATTGGTTCGAGGATCCCTGACTAAACTCAGGTGATCCTTTACTTTTACGTATTCGTTCATAATTATGCAAGAGCGATAACTCTAAGATCTCTAAGAGAAGGTGGATATGATTGACTTGTAGAAGTCATTACGAGTTTGATTCTAAAGTGCTTGAATGATGGAAGATTATCTCTCGTAAAGGTGAAATCTTGGAAAGAATCGGCAATTTCACCAACAGTTGCCTGAATCAACTCAACATATGAATCAGATTTTCCATTACAATCTTCAAGATTGATGATTTCTCCCTTATCATTTAGATTATCCCATCCTGGGAATGGAACAAAGATAGGATCAAATCCAGAATCATTACCGAGAGCATAAAATGCTCTAATATCAGTATATGGATTCATGTGAGCAGAAGTAATAATCTTAATTGAAGTTGCTGCATTCTCAAGACCCATCTCTTTAGAGATGTACTGGAATGAAGAAGGATCTCCCTCAATACCAGAAACTCTTGAGTCCGTCGCAAAATCTTCAATAACACTATTGACTCTATTTGAAGTCAAAATAGTACTAACTCTTTGGCCATCAATTACGGGCGACAAGCGACTATCCGTGGTGGATAATTGAAGACTCATATTAAATGCTTTGTTTCCAGGAAGAGTTGTCAGAAGATTTGCTGAATTGACATCAGAAGTAATAATTCGTGTAGATGACAGATAATTTGGTTTGTTTAGAGAAATTGACTCAAAACCATTGTCAAGGAATGAAATTTCATTTCCACTCAAACTCTTACCAGTTACTGTTCTAATTGTTGCCGAAATATTAGTTCCTTCTGGAGTAATATTTTGAACAATTGGTGTAATAATTTCATAAGGCATATTTTGTGTTGCCTTGATACCAAATCCACCAGCAGACTTGTTTTCCCTCACAAACAGTTTTGGCCATCCAGATGAGGCAGTTCTATCTGCACCATCAGCAGACATATCAATCTTCAATCTATAGTGATCATACCCAATTGAATCAGCAACAGTAGAATCTGCAAGTTCATGCGACTTATTGATTCTTCTGAGAGAAACTCCATTAAGTTCATATCTATAAACAGGAGTTCCGACAGGATAATCTTTAGGATCGCTACCTCTAGTAATTGTTCCTCCGATAGAACCAGAAGTTGCTGTTGTAAATCCGATAATTTCATCTCCAATCAGAAGATAACCAACATTTGTAGTTCCAACACCAACGCTCTCAAATTGCTGGAACAAACTACCGTTATCTACTGAAAGTGCCCCAGTAGAATCTGCAGTATATGCTGTAGTCAATTTAGTTGGTTTTGTATCTGGCGCGACCCCAGAGATAGTAACCGTATTGCCATCATCATACATTCCATGATTCTTATGGTTAACTTTGAAATGAAGTCCATCATTTTCAACGGTAATTTCTGTTGGTCTTGTCCATGGACCAATAGGACCACCAGAAGAGTAATTTAGTGTTGTTGTGACACCAGAATTATTAATAAACTGAATTGTATTACCAACACCAGTGAGGAAGTCTCCCTGGACATTATCGAGAATCAGTTCACTGCTGCTTCCTATAGATGTTATAGAGAGTCTAGCTCCAGCACCAAGATTATTAGTTCCAATGGTAGTGATTCCCAAAACATCACCAACTTGATAACCAGAACCACCTCCAGATGGAGTTGAAATTGTAGCAAATCCGATAGTTCCATCAGAAGTTACTTGAACATCTGCTGTGGCATTTCTACCATTTCCAGTTACTGTAGTGAGAGCAACACCAGTATATGTAAATGGTCCAGTGTAACCAATACCAGCATTGATCACATTCATATTTCCAACAGCAGTTCCTGCAGTTCCTACGAAATTAGCGGTAGCATCTGAGCCAATCTGGATAACCGTATTGCCAATTGTCAAATCTGGATCATTGAATGTCGTAGAAAGACCAACTCTAATTTTCTTAGAGTTCATGGAAAGTGCATTGCCAAGAAGGGTAGGAATTTGTCCATTACCCTCTTTAAGTTGTGGATTGTAGAACTCTACAGAACCATTCTCAATAAAGTCTGCTCTGTAAAGAGTAAACTTAAGGTCTTCCCACTGACTTGGTTCCCAAGTAGATGCATTCTGAGACTTGAATAATGAACCAAGATATGGTTGATTAGAAATAAATGTATTGGTGAGAAGATCATTTTCACCAACTCTTGAAACATATACACTATATTTGGTAGAATTTGATGCGACGCAGATAGCATAATCTTTTCCTCTACCCTCTAAGTAAACTGGTGCTTTAAACTCAAAAGTAGTTGCAACAGATCCATCACCAGAAATATTGACCTGATCTGGGTCTAAAGTTACTTCAGAGAATGGGAGAATTTTCTGAGTTGGCAGACCATTATTCATAGTCCTGATTTGAAGAGTTACTGGAACATCAGAATCATCTTTTGATCTAAAGAAGATATCGCACTTGGTGAGATAAATTCCAGTATCATCGTCTACCAAGAAAGACTGTGCAAGTGGATCGTACCAATAATGAACTCTTTGTTGAATTGGACGACTAAGAATTGTGCGACTATTAACTAACTGAGTTCCAGTTGTTCTAGAAACTGATCTACTATCAAATTCAAGTTTGTTCTGAATTCTAGCATTTCTGACAGAAACGATACTTTCTTGAATAGATTCGATAGTTCCACTGGATACATATCCCTCCTCTGCAATTGTTGTTGCAGTTTCTTGATTGTTAGTGCTACTGTTGACAAATGTGAGAACTCTTGTTCCCGTCTCAAATCTTGGATTCGTGCTTACATTTGGATCAGGAATAAAGAAACTTCCTTGAAGTGATGATGTAATATCAGAGATGAGTTTTACATCGGTGATTGTTGCTTGAGCCCCACTAGTTTTGCCTACAAGAGTCATGTTTCTCTCGACATAACCGAAGAAATCTCCTTGTGGTTGGTTTGCGAGAGAGAATGTATCTACATTAAGAATCGTGGATGTTGATGAATATGCTTCAGGTAATGGTTGTGAGTTATATGGACTAAAACGATATACTCTATCTGGAGAATCATATTGACCAGACTTATGATTTGCTTGAGCAACTCTGAATGTAATTCTTGGCGAATTTGTATTATGGGGTCCAGTTCCTGCATTGATTATAGAACCAACAACAGTTTCTCCAACTTCAAAAGTTCCCGAAGTCATGGAAATTTCCAGCAACTTGGGTACACAGAACTTAGTTACATTAGCACTATCAAAAAATGCGTAAAGTCTTGTCAGTGGTTTGAGTTTCTTAGCCTCAAATTGAACATTTCTAGACCTCATGTAAGGAACAACATTTCTACTTACAACTCTATCGCCAACAGAAGTTCTATCGAATTGCTCAGTAACAATGGTTCTAGAACCAGTTCTGGACATTACACCAGTTTCTCTTGTCTGTCTATAGGTTTCTTCAATGACATTTTGATTGACAGTTCTAGTCCAGGTTCTGTAAACATTTCTACCGCCAGGACCTTGAATATTGACAGATGATTGATTATTTGTCCCTCTAATTCTTGTTGTTTGAGTTACTTCTCTACCTGTCCAATTGGTTTCCCAGGCATTCCAAATCGTTGGGGCAAAACCTGTCTGTGGATCAACGCCCTGTTCCTCAACAGATCTTGCCATCACATTTTCATAATCACCTTCAACATCAATAATTTTTGCTTCAAGTCTTACAGTATCTACCCAAGTATCAGATGCTGGAGTCAATTCAAGGGTTCCTTGCCAGAAACTTACCAAGAAAGGAGTTACACTTTCAGTTCTTGTGGCAAATGATTGTCTAAGCCACTCAACATCAGCATAGTCTAGAGTAATAATATCATTAGACTTTCTTACATTGACTCCTTCTGGTTGCTCAACTGACAAATCAGCACCAACATTTACATTTACTACTGGCCCCTGAATTAAATCAATTGCATTTGTATAGTGCTGTGGTCTTAAAGTTTTTAATTCAGCATCTAAACTATTTTTAAATGGAACTGATTCTTCTTGTGCGTTCAGAGATGTGAAATTGTCAACAAAGAATCCTGACTTGAATCTATTAAGACCGTCTCTATCGGGAATAAAGAAGTTCGCAGTATTGGTCTCAAGCAGAGAAAGAGCAGTGTAATACTCAAGATTTCTAATTCTATTCTCAAGATTTTTGATATCGGACATGCGATATCTCTTATGTTGTAAGAAATCTAATTTGACTTGAGAAGTATCGTAAAGATACGGTGGAAGGGTAACAGTTGCTACTTCAATAGCATCATCAACAGCCAAAGGTCTTTCAATCTTTTCAGATGGGACTCCATACTGAACCTGGAACTTGCCAGATTGAGTTAAGAAAATTCTATCAATTCTTGGAAGATAGAATGAGAATGATACGTCAAATGCATCATCAGAAGAAAGCACACTTGAGAAATTTCCTGCTCCATTAAATACTCTTCCGTAGAATTCAAATGGAGATCTTGCCCCCTCAGTTACAGTATAATTAGAAGTCTTTGGTCTGATATCAATAATATCAGTATTTCTATGGCCATCAATAGATCTAACATCTTTTACATAATCAAATTCACTATATGAATTAGCAGTAATTATGTCTCCAGTATCCGCTGCTTCAAAATAACCATTGGTGAAATATACTTTCAGTTGTCTGGTTGGAGAATCAATTCCATCTTTTCTTACTATAGATGAATCGCCATAGAATGACCCTCTCTGTCCAGTGCTGAACTTAAAGTTTTTAGATATATTAAAACTTGGTTCATCCACAACAGAAACAGTGGCATCAAGTCCTGTTTCGCCAAAGATAACAGTCTCCCCTTCAATAAGGGAGTTGGTATTTTTTGAAATATATGAAATCTTAGTATCAGTTAATTTTTCCGCGACTACACCGACAGCACCACTTGTAAGTCCTCTAAATTTTTCACCAATCAAGAGATCACTTGTCTTTCCTTGAGGACCAGAGAGAGATGCTAAAATAACAGTCGGAGCAGACGCTGGAGAAGTATCTGCAGATTCATAAATTGCCTGAATGCTAATGACATCACTAACATTTAAAGAAATTCTTTCATCTTGAACTCTTGTTCCAAATGCATAATTTCCATATGTGAGTCCATCATTAAGTGTTGTTGCACCAACACCCGAAGCAACTAATTTTGACTTATCAATAATAAGGGAATTTACTCTATTTTTCTTCTTTTTCTTAGCAACTGGTTTGAGTTTTTTGACTGTATAGATTAACTGTGCTCCAGTGTCATCACTTCCAAGATTATAAATTTGAAGTTCCGTATTGTTATTTGCTAAAGCAAACTTGTCTGCTGTCAATACTTCTGTAGTTCCATCAGATCTAATAAGAGAATATCGCTCTTCATCAAATGGCAAGAATGTTTCGTTTGTGCCAGAAGTAACCACAGCAGACAATTCGTTGTCTGCAATGTTTACTGTCTCATACTTTCTAAGATTGATGAATGAATCATTCAATGCAAGAGAAGAAACATTCTCTTTAGGTAATGCTGTATATAAAGTGCTATCACTTGATGTTGATAATTTAGTTCCAAGAACTTTAAAATCAGTTACTTCAATTCTTGTTCCAGTTGTTGGCAGTCTTCCTTCACAAATCCCAGTGACAGTTGTAACACCAGAAATGACAATACTTGCATCATTGACCGTTTGAACTGTAGCAAAAACAGGATCCGTAAAACTTTGATTAATGTCAGTACTTGTATAACTAACAAGATCACCAACACTAACCAGTCCAGGAAACTGTGGATTTGCTGAGATTACTGTACTCTCTCCACTTGCATTCACCGTAGAAATTGTGGCAATGCCTATTGTGGAATCGGTTGAAGGAATAACGTCGGCAGCAAAAGTCGTTCCTACTCCAACTTTACCGTAGATTGATTGAACATCAGACAATCCATAAGAAGTGATTGCTGTAGCAACTCTTCCATTTTCAAGGCCATCAAACTCAAACCCCTCATATCTGATAAACTCACCAGAAGTATCATATAGTTCAATGACATTACTGTCGCTAATACTATTTTTTAAGAATCCAGTTGCTCCACTATTGGTGCCTTTTACGAATGTTGGAGTTGTTAATGTAGTATTTTCATTCAGAGTAATCTTAGTAATTGTTTGAACATCAAATAAAGAGATATTCCACTCATTCAAATCTCCATTTGAAATATTGTATGAACCAGACTCTAATCTAAAGTCATAGACTCTAGCAACACCAATTTCAGCACCAGCAGGTTCTGTTTGAGCAGCACCGACTGCACCATCAACCGATCCAACTCTTTCATCCCTTAAACTCAAAATATAAGTATTGCCTACACCAACCAGAGGTGCTCCATACACTCTGTTCAAGTTGAGAGTTGAACCCGTGTTATAAAAAATTGACTGGTTATCAATTGTTTTTGTGGTTCTTGGTTTTGGTAAGTCAAGTAAAGTTGATCCTACCGTTTCAATTTCATATCCTTTTACATAGGCCTTTCCTGGAGAAATTTGATATAGAGCCAAATCGTCAGATGGAACTGAACCTCCTGAGGTTACTTGATCTGCTTCTAAAAGACCTCTATTTCCTTCTCCATCATTCAGAGATTCTTTGACAATAATATCAAATGGTTTTACATAGTAATTTCCAGACTCATCATAAGTTCTTCTTGCAAGTTCATCGTTGATGACACTATATTGGGAAGAATTTCTAACAGTTTTTAAGATGCCATTCTCTACAGTGGCAAGTTCTACAAAGTTTTCGTCATTGAAGTCAGTCAAAGACTTCTTGAAGAGAAAAACGCTAACTTTAAGTCTATCTGCACCTGGTGCAGCATAGTTATTATACCCTTGAGAGTTGTCCGTCAGGGTCTCATCTTGATCTGGAGTGACAATAACTTCATTAATGTAAAGGCCAATTCTATAGGAGGGTGAATTTGTATACTGATCTAGAATCAGAGTCTCATCTTCAACATTTACAAACTGTCCTCTTATAAAGTAAACTCCATTAGAAATTGAAAATGCAGAACCAGTTGAAGTCGCACTAGTTGCAATTGTTGATCCAAATGCTTCTCCACTTGCAATGACTTCATTTCCTAGAAGTCCACTAACAATATCTCCCTCTGCACTCAGAATTTCGCCATCGGCAAATACTTGTGTTTCATTATTTTGTGTGCTTGAACCAAGGTAATTCAAATAAAGAGTAGGATTTCCTCTCTCAGAATCCGAAGAAGTCAGAATACTACTGACAATTGCCGTAACACCAGAAGTTCTTCCGGTAATCTTTAAACCAATTAATTGATCGAGATATGCATCAATAGGAACACCTTGATGTGTCGTATTTAGTTCTACTGCAAAGTAATTCCTACTATATGCGGTGTTTCCGGGAATTACTTTAGCACCTTCTTTAAAAAAGTGCTGTCCAAATCTCTCAATCTGATTCTGTAGAATCGATTGGAGCGTCGTTAATTCTCTCGCCTGAACTGGATACCCAGGCTTAAACAATACTCTGTGATAGTTGTCCGTAGGATCAAAATCATCATAATAAGGGGCAACGTTGAGATTTGTGATTTGCGACATAATTCCTTAGAATTGTAATATAACCTTGATGTCTTCTTTTTGATTGGTTGATCTTGTCACGGATGGTCTATTGTCAACATAAATGATGTTTCCAGAGTATTTTGCAACCTCAGGGTTTGCAATTCCATTAGTAAATGATTGACCAAGGTAGAATGTTCTATTATTTATTACGGTTGATAAACCCGTAAAAGTATTATCAATGGATAACCCTTCTGCGACAGTTCCCCCAATAATTTTCAGAGAACCTTCTCCAGTCGGTGATGAAGTAAAATCAACTTGATCAAATCCATACTGCGGATTTGTAATTGCAGCACCAACAGTATTGAAACCAGATTGTGACCTATCTTGCCATACTTTTAAAACGCCAGTAGATTGATCATAACTTACAACTTTAGCAACAGCAGTAGTTCCAGTTGCAACTGTTTGAGTTACAAATGAATCCGCATCATAACTAGCAGAACTATATCCAATTCCAGTCAATTTAAGAGCAGTTACAGCACTTGCTTTATCTACAGTAAGAGGAGTATTTGTCCCAAAAGTGCTTGGTTTCTCTACGATACCAACTCTTGCAATTTGATTTCCTGTGATAAAGTCGGGATTTTGAATGTCATTCTCAAATCTAGAATACATGAGAACATTTTTTGCTCCCAATTCTTTATAAATGTCTGCTCCATGACCACCCTGTGGAGAAATAATGACATCGAATGTTGGCCTTGTAGTTCCAGTTGGAACTCCACCAGCAACCAAATCTACATTACCATAAGTATATCCCGAACCTTGGGATGAGACTACAACAGATGAGACTTGGGAGTCAGCATTCATTGTAATTGTACACTCTGCTCCTGTTCCATTTCCTTTAATTGGAACATTAGTATAAACAGCGTTTGCGGTACCTAACGATACACCTCTACCAGAGATAAGTACGGTTTTGATCGATCCATCTACAGCATTATCACGAACGGATGCATTTGTTGTTGAATCTTCCCAGTTGGATGGAACGGGAATATAGTTTGTGGAATCAAACTTAACAATGTCTGCTGGTGCAATAGTATACAAATACTTCCAGATATACCCATCGCCACTAGAACCAGCAGCTCTTGGTTCTAAGTCTACGAATGTTGGTTCATCAAGAGATGGTGCTCCATTTGGAGTCTCTGGAGTTGTTCCGTTCTGGAGGCAGATATAAACTCTATATTCACTGTTCATTACATAAAATGATGCCCCATAAAGATTAGTAGCTCCAGATACTTTCGCAGTGTTTGAAGTATTATAATCATGGCGATACATATCAAATGTATTACCAGACCTCCACTCAATTTTTGGAACTACTAACCTTACATCACTACTCGTAATTTTTTTCAATCCAATCATGGTCTCCCAGATTTCATTCTCATTATCGAAATTATCTACGGGAGATGGTGGGTTGTTATCCCAATCTGACTGAATATCAGTAGCATTTGGCAGTCCAATAAAAGAATAATAAGAACTACCGGAAGTAGTAATGCCGTCAAGAAAATTTCTTGCATTCAATATTCTAATTTGATCAGTAATTATTGCGGCCATTTTGCTGGGGTTTTTACTTATTTATTAGAGGTTTAATAACTAAATTTTATTTAGTTGTCACACATTATAGTTGGATATCTTCAGTGGTACAAATCTTCTGATCACAGCAGAAGTTGAAATTCCAGTTACACCATTTTCATTATAGGAGTTGAAGTTAGATAATGAAGTTCTCGCCGTGGTGTTAATTTTACCAAAACTATAATCTCCAAAATAAGTATTTACTCCAACATCAGTAAAGTCATAACCATTGTAACTTAGAACACTAATAGTGATATCATTAACCATAGTAGAACCATATCCAGGAAGAGTTTTTTGGGTGGTTGCTGAACCAACAACCTCATAAACATTATCAATACAAGTAGTTCCTACGCCAACTGCAACTGAGTTTCCATATTTGAGCGAAGTGACGCCAAATCCGATATTAGAGTTTCTGACTACAAAGAAATCGCCAACAGCAAGACCACTAACAGTAATTGCTGTTCCTACCAGAGTATCATTTCTTAGTGCAGAATCAGTAGGAATAAACAGACTCAGAATCAATCCAGTAGATGCAACACCAACAATGCTAGTAGTTGCTACTCCAACAATAGTTCCAAAATCTCCACTATAAGTAATTCCTGCATTAAGTCTTTCTGTAATAGCTACTGGCGATTCAATAAGAACAACTGGTGGGTTTGACTGCGAATAACCAGTCTTAGCAGCACCTAGAGTAATTGAAGTTACGACTCCAGCAGTGATAGATGCAGTTGCAGTTTGTCTTTGATCAGAACCAAGTCCAACAGGATTTCCAATAACAACAGTGGGTGATGTAGTGTATCCAACACCACCATCAGAGATTGAAATTGATGTGATTGTTCCTGCGGACCCAACAATGGCAGTGGCAGATGCTCCTACTCTCGTATCTTGTGAAACCAGTAGAACATCCTTCTGGAATGAAAGTGATGTTTCGCTTTCATTATCTTGATTGAATAGAACTTGAACATTCTCAACATAGATATTTGTTGAACCAACTCCAACAGTCTGAATTACATTAGTTGTTGGGAAAATATTTGCTTTATATTGAGGTCTGTCCTTACCTACTCTTTCTCCGTTAATAATCTTGTCTTCTGTTTGCTTGCACCAAGTAACTGGTCTTTCCATGGTAATATTATTTGCAAGACCAGGGCCATAGTATGCATTTGTAGTTACTTGTTCAGTAGAATCAATACTATAAACAAGTCTTCTATCCTCATCAAAGTAAGATGATTGACCTCTTGCCGAATCATAATCAATATCTAAGGTATCACCTTCTTTGACAGTCTCAAGAATATCAACGGTCCTAACATCAACATCTCCATTTCCTCTGTAGAAAAGAATATCCACGGTATCACCGGGTTTTAGTGGTTCTGGGAATACAATTGTACTTCCTCCATTAAAGATATAACCTTCACCTGGCACTTGAAGAATACTATTGACGAGGACAATTAAAACATCTTGTATAACAATACTTGAACCCTTAGATGTCATAATGGAGGTAATGTTTCCACCAATTTTGAGTTGGAAATCAGTTTTTTGTCCATCAAATTCATCATCAAAACTATCCATTGTTTGAAGTTGGCCAATAGACCATCCAGCAAACTTATCCGAATAAATCTTTTCAATATTGATAGTAAATCTTTCAAACTCGCCGCCAAGAGTTGGATTTGTTGGAATTCCTGTAGGGCCACCCGTGGGAAGAGTTAAGAATTGACCTGCTCCATATCCAAATCCAGTGTTAGAAATTTCAAAGTCAACAATATCGGAACCAAATCCAACATTAACATTAATTTTAGCCTGAGAACCAACTCCAGTCGAAGGTTCAGCAAGACCATCAGTTTGATAGACAAGAGGAATATTTTCATAAGAAAGTGGGTCTTCAATAATCACTTCTGGTGGATTTGTGGAAGTATATCCCTCACCAGGACTTGTTATATGTACTGTCTCAAGAAGGTGTCCAGCACTAATGGTAGCAACACCAATATGAGTTACTGTTTGAATGCCAACAGAACTGCTTGCAACACCAACGCGAACAATACCTACTGATGGATTGAAAACTCTGACGATGACAGAAGTGCCTGCTGGGATATCAAGAGAAGATACGCTACTAATACCGATAGTTACCGAAGTTGTTCCAAAACCAGTGATTGCAGTTGGTCTGCTGAAGAAAGTTCCAACACCAATTGAGGATGCAGCCCCCGCATTAAATTCAAGGAACTTAAATACACTATTTTCATTATTAAGAGTGATTGTCGTGCTGCTAGCAGAAACTGTTGTTGCAACACTGGTAAGAACATCATATTGTGTAGATGCTCTATATCCAGAACCTGTACTTCCGATAGTGATGGCAGAGATAGTTCCAGCAACAGATACTGTTGATGTGCCACCAGCAGAGACGAGGGGTTGATAACCAAATCCACTAGAAGAACCAACAGAAACGATAACGCCACCAATAGGAAGATTAGAAGAATTTACATCATTGGTGATAGTCTGTCCATCATTGACAAAGATTGCAGATGTAATACCTGCCTGTTCTGCAAGAGTGAAGTTTTGATTTAAACCTGGAATTTGAATAATATCGTTAATCAGGATAATAGCGTTATCATCTTCATATCCAGTAGTATCAGAACCACTAGACTTTAACGCGAATGTGTCGTTGGAACCATTAAACTGGTCAGAAATGTCATCAAAGAGATAATTTCTGCCATATGTTCTGATGGTTGATCCTGGGGTTCCAGATCTCAAGAACACTCTTCCTTGGAATGTTGAACTGGTTTCAATTCCAGTCCAATCTCTCTCTGATGGTCTAACAAAATTGACATCAAAAATAGGAAGGTTTCCATAAGGAGCTTCGACAAAATTGAGAGTATTATTTACAATGTTGTAATTTCCCTGAACTTTAGTTACAAGTGCCCCAGTAGAATAACCTGCTCTTCTTGTTCCAAGCCATGCTCTTTGAACTCTTACGATATTTGTAGAACCAACGCCAACTGATTCTACTTTCATAATTTCATCACCAATCTGAATCAAGTCACCACCAGAAATGGACCCAATTCCACTCATATACATAAAACTTTGACTTGAGAATAATTGATCACTTAAAGAAGAAGTAAGTGCAGTTGCAACAACTGGTGACTGAATATAATTATCAATAGCAATTAGACACTTAGTATTTTGGTCATTTGCGGTGAATGTATGCGAAGTTCCAATACCGACTGTAGTGATGTTAAAATAATCGGTTGGTATAGGTGACAGTGCTTTTTCTGCAGTATCTGTAAGTCTAATCTTATTGGAATCAATCTTAATTACGTATACATCTTCTGGAAGTTTGTCAGTGTTACCAATTCCAGAAATATTTGTCAATCCAATACCAATATTTTCTGTTGTTCCTGCACCTGGAGTAGAATAAGTTAATTTTTCTCCCGTTACAAAGAAATGATTTGGTATTGTAATTGCATTTTGAATTTCAATTTCTGTACTAGAACCAATAACACTTTCATCAGTGGAATCAATGTATCTTTCAAAAACATCATAACCACCGTATTGGAGTCTAAATGCTCTTCTAATATCTACATGAGTTCCTGAATATGTGCCATACTGAGTATCAATATAAGCATTAGTAAAATCAATATCTACATCAGCAGAACTATCAGCATTATACTTCATATAGTTGTAGAAGGTTTTTACTTCTGCATTGATTCCTGAATTTGGTGTAAATGTTAATCTGACAACATCACCACTAACAGTTGCGCCAAAAGTACCAAGACCTGCTGAAGAAACTCCATCGCTAGTTATTACTCCATATTCGCTTAGGAAAGTATCTTCAAAGTCAGGGCCCTTATCAACTAGAAGCAATTCACTCAGTTGATGCTGATTATTATCTGGGTCAGATATTTGAACAATAAAATATGCTCCATTGTATGTCCCATTATCAAATTCTGCGATTGCATTTTCGGTTGGAGAACCACTAGATGCAATAGAAGTTGGTAAAGCGCCTATTTCTGCATGAGTTAATCCGAAAGATCCGACACCAACTCCCTCACTTGAGATCGCAACAACTACTGTATTGATAGAAGATGCTACTGATACATTTGGTGTAAAATCTACTTTAATATTGGACCCATCAATATATGCATTATATGTACCAAATCCAGCATATCCTCCAGACCAAGCACCAAGATTAATAGTTGACAGTTCGCCGTATTCGACCAAATCTACAGTAGTGCCATCGTGGATGAGATTTATTTCATCATATTCATAATCATTGTCAACAGTTTTTACTTGAACAAGAATTTTAGCTGCTTGATATGTACTTGCGATACTTACAATATTTGTAGTTGTGCTAACAGGAACTGATTCGCTTGTGGTCGTTATCTTAACTGCCCCACCATAATGGGCGGTTCCAATACTAGTAACAACATCACCAATATTATACGAAAGAGTGAATATATTATATGGATTGAACTGATAATTGTTTGGGTAGAATTGTAGAACACCATCCGTCCCATCAAGAGAATAATCAAAAGATCCCAACTCGATTTCTGTGTTTGTTATAGCATATTGATTCAAGTATCCAGCACCAAGTTTGTCATGAAGAACGCTGACAATTTGAATCTGAGCTTCCGCAGTATTGTCTGAATCTTGAATATAAGTTATAAATTTATGAGCATGTGAATCGGCAATTGACCAACGAGCAACCTCACTAAATCTAGTTGCTCTTGGTCTACTATTAAATTGACCTGCTACATCATCAACATTCAGAACTCTGTTTCCTACAGATTCTTCATAATCTGTCAAAATTTTGTTTTTAAAGTTTATTATATCAGAGAAATTGGACTTATTATTTTCAGTTACAAGGTCAAAATTGGTTATACAATTTACATCAGGATATCCAATAAAATCAATAGTATTACTAAAGTAAGATTGAGTTGTTCCTAATCCAACTATTGGACTAACTTCTGGAGAATTTTCAATAATAAGATCAGAAAATCTCTTGAATCCAGATGTATGATTCAGTGATCCAACAAGATCATCCCAAGTTTCCAAATCAACTTTAGATCTGAGAGAATAAGAGAACTTTTGATAATAATCACTATCTTGGATAACCTGTCTAGTATCATTTAAGAATCCAGTGATATCTTCCCATCCAGATTCAACTCTAGAAGTAGCATCAATATCATAACTTGAATCAGATTTAATAATTGATGAAATAGTTCCTCTAGTTCTAGAAGATTGTCCCTCAACAATATGTCCCTTTGTAAAGTCTCTGTTAGCTCTAATCTTCAAATATCCATTATTATTATCCCATCTTTCAATAACACCTGTTGTATTTTCATCACTGAGTGAAATAATATTTTCACCAACGATAAAGTCAGTTGTTGTTAGAGTAACATCAAAAGTTGGAAAATGCTTTTTGGGAATAATTCTTCCAGCAGATCTAGAAGAACTAAATGTTCCTGGAGATTCTCCAGTTGAGAGATATCCATCAAGACTGAATGTTACAATACCAATTCCACCAATATTTTCATTCACATCAGAAACAACAAATAACTTATAGTTATAGTTCTCAGAATTATAACCCTTACCAGTGTTTACAATCTCAACAATACCTTGTGAGTTAGTTGATGCAATTCCAACACTAGTGTTTTCAATCATAATTTCATCGCCAATCGCAAATGGGAACGCGCCAACAGTGGTTATTCCAGATGCCAAAGTAATAGTGACATTTTTTGTTCCAGAATCATATGACATAGAACCGATTCCCATGCCATTGGTGTTTTTAATTGGAAGAAATGTTGGATTGGTGCGAGAAATTCCATAAGTATTATTTACAATTTCAAGTTGATTTGAACCAAATTTTAATCTTAAATCAACTTCAGTCTTTTGTTCTCCAGTTTCACCATCAAGCAGAATAATCTTAGGTTCAACTGATCCATATCCATATCCATAAGATGTAACTCCAACAGTATCAAGAACCCCAAAACTATCAATTTTAATAATTTCAGGAAGTTTTGCACTTGGTCTCAGTGTCTTGTCGGATGGATAATCAAAACCAATATCTCTAAGTTTTGTCTTATTAATAGCACCTATAGTATTACTTTCAATTTCAAAAACAGCATTTGAGCCAATTCCGCTAACAACTCCATCAATTGATGGAAGTTTGTAATAATTTGTGCCTTTGTTAAAGGTTTTTAATTCAGCAATAGAACCAATACCTGTTGCGGAATCGGTGCTGTAATTGATAATAGCCGTGCTTGAAGTGTATGATGTTCTTTCGGGCACTTCCTCAAGGAAATACTTGAACGAAGTTGAAGATTCTATAGAAACACTATGCTTTCCAGAATAATCGCTATTAAGAACTTGAAGTTGATTATACCCAACAACTTCTGGGTCACAAACAATTAAACTCTTTTCCCTTGGGAGCAAATCATTTGAAATGGGAATCAACTTATAATATAGAATTTTTGGAAGTTTATTGCTCGCGGTTAAAGTAACTTTTCCATCTACACCAACAGTTCCGGTAGTTAATACTTCAAAATCTTCAGTATCAGCAACTTTATCATACTCTGTATCAAAATTGCTATCAGCATACAATACAAATTTAAAGGCTGGATAACTAACAGAATTTCTGCTAAAGGTCAGACTAGAATCTGAAAGATCAAACTCAACTGTAGATTCTTTATAAACTTTAACGGGTGGATTGATTGGAGAAATTTCCGAATCTGCTGCAGAAGTAATGTCTACAATTGTTGGAACTGAACTGATAGAATCATGATAAGATTCTGACAGTTTAATCTTATCTTTATCAACAATTACAACATAGTAAATTTTCTCATCTATTAGACCGCCAGCAGGAGTTGATGCAGTATAAATTACTGATTGTCCTAATTGATATTCATGGTTTTCAATCGTGATTTCATTTGTTTCTACATTTATTTCGCTTGCAGAAATTTCTTTCCTATCAATAACAATTCTATTATTATAATCATTATAAGAAACTGCAAAAGATGTAGTAGTTGATGGCCTTACATCAACATAAACATTATCCGAGAAAGTTAATCCATGAGTGTCTGCGGTAGACACAGTAACGATATTTTTAAATGCAGATACTGAAACTACATTTGGATAATTTGTTACGAAACTATGATTTGACCCTTGACCATATCCTGTGAAATATAATAGACCCTGATTTGCATTGGTAGAACCAATACCAGTAAATGTTCCGGTAGAATTTAGACCAACTATAACTGTAGAAACACCAATTTGGTCTTCATTGATTTTAGCTACGAACAGTTTCTGTTGATCTGCAAGAGCAAATGTAAAAACTCCTGCTGTAGAAACTCCAATAGATTCATCTTGATTATTCAGTTTGTAAACTAACTCATCACCAGTTTTAAGTCCATGACCTGGCAAATATAATGTCTGTGTTGGAAGGAATATATTAGTTGCGCCAGAACCTGGATTAACGAAAGTAATTGTAGTCCCAATACCAACTCCAGCACTCATACCAAGTGCTAAAGTATTTTGAGGGTCAAAATACAATTCTTTATTAAGTTTGAAATCAAATGATGTATTAAATCCTACTCTAGCAGTAAATCTTCTTGGTTCCTCATAGAAAATTGTTGTCGCAGTGTGTGCAGCACCAGAAGTTCCAAGAACTTCTCTAAGAACTCTAATTCTAGAAGATACTTTGTCAATATTGAGAACTTTTACTTTTTCGTCTCCAATTTTGAAAATATCATTCTCAACAATATTATCAATACCAACACCGTAAACATTGAAGTAGGTTACAATTCCAGTGGATACAGTATTACCAACACCTTCTCTAAGAACTAAAGTAGAAGTAGTGACTCCAATATTATATTTGCCCGATAATTTAACTGCTGCTGTGCTTAGTCCGGCAATAGAAACAAGCTCTTTATTCAGAAGTTCATGTGGAGAACTTGCACTGAATGAATATTCTCCGGTTTTTCCTGTTGGAACGACTTCTATAGAATTGATAGATGTAGTTGCACAACTGATAGACGATACAGATTTACCTCCAACTTTTGATACTCTAACATCAGCATTATATCCACTAGTGTCAGTATTATTGAAAATTAGACTGTCGCCAACCTTGTAATTTGTGCCTCCAGTAATAATTCCCACATTATCAATAGTGCCTGGGGTTGCAAAGGTAACTTTTGATAATTGATTAGAGTTTAATCTAAATGGACTCTCAACATAATCATAAGAAGTTTCTGTTTCCTCCAGATTATAATATTTTGTATTTCTTAACCAATTATTTGCTTCAACATCATAATCATCATGATTTGATGATTTAAGATAACTTAGATCTGCAGGTTTTGACTGTAAAGCATTGCCAATTAGATATGGAAACTCTGGAACTTTATAGTTAGTGAATACGCCTTGACTTTCTGGATTTTCTGATAATGTTGCAAAATATGCATAGGTTCCCTTTGGAAATTCTGGAGTAATGCAGAATCTTCCATTGTTTTCATCAAGAACTGCATCGCTTGCAGAATTTACATATTCGTAATCTTCAACAAAAAATCCTTCTGGAAATACTGAAACTGGAGGCCTATTTGGTTGAAGTTTTAGTTTATAACCAGTTTTCATCTGAGAAATGGTTCCACCATTCTTCTTCAAATATCCAAATGGTCCATAAATTGGATTTCCATCATATGCCCATCCAATAATTGGTGAGTGATTTCTTGATGTTATCTTTTCCGCACCATTATCTAACACCAAATCTGGTGAGTTGTATATTACAGTTCCATCTTGATTATTTTGGTATAATATTTTTCTCAGATTTCTTGGTGCATATAAATTAGTACACTGAAGTCCATTTTTTTCATTGAGACCAAGAGTGATAAAACTGTCATCCGAGGATATATTTGAAAATTCTTTTGCAAACTGATTTACTACCCATCTTTGCAATTCTGTTCTAAACACTGCTTGAGATCCTGGATATTCAATATCAATGATAGTGTCAGATTGGGAATAACCAGTTCCACCTCTAATAACGGTTACTGAAGTTATTTGTCCACCAGAAATAACAGGTGTAATTACACATCCTTGGCCGCTTTCGGAATTTACTGTTAATTTTGGACGAGCATTAATATTTTTTCCACCATTATTCACAATTACTTGAATAACCTTACCATTAGCAATGACAGGTGTTAATTGAACATCCGAACCAACCTGAAGTAATACATCTGGTTCCCTATAATGGTTGAGAATTTCCGAAGAACCATATCCGACACCTTTGCTTGCAAGATTAATCGCAGTGATGCCACCCCTTACAATTGGCGAAACTCTTGCTTTGAAAGTTTCTGAGCCAATAGAAGAAATACCAACTTTTCCTATAACAGATACTGAAATCTCTGGATAGTTAAAATGGTGAGTTCCATTATCAGCATCAGCAAATAATGATGTGATATTTACATACTGTTTAGTTCTATAATATAAATCTCTATCCGAATTTGGACCAACAGAAGATAACTTAATAATATTTTTATCAATTACTGTGACATAGTATTCTGTTTCATCAACTAATCCACCTATTGCAGAGGAATCAGCAGAATATTTAATTTTTTCACCAGAAGAATATCCATGAGACTCAATAGCAATCTCATTCAGTGCAGTTGATAAACCTACAACCGTTGTCTTTTTATTTTGATATTCGGTTCCTGGATTCACTACATCGATAGAAGCAACAACTTTTTTCAAGTCGGTTGCAAGAAGAGTATGTCTACCAGAACCATATCCAGTGAAAACTACTGTATTAATGCCGGAAATGGCATCATCCTTGGTTTTGTGTAATTTAACATTAGTGAGACTCTGAACATTGACATAATAAAATCCACCTGTAGTGAGACCAGCAATCCCATCCTGACCATTTGATTGATAGATGACCCTCTCATAATTTCTAAACTTATGATATGTGGAAAATCCAATAGCAGAAGTAGAAGCAATAGTAACAAGACCGTCAACTTCTGACGAGTTAAAGTCTGCCTTATGTTCAATTAGAGTTGTATTGGCACTTGCAGAAGCATTTTTTCCATTTCCACCACTAATTTCGACAATAGGATCTTCAATATAATCAAAACCACCATCTAATAGGTCAATTCTAACAAAAGAACCACTAACAACAGCATTTGCTGTCGCACCGACTCCAGTAGCATCTGAAATAACAACATTTGGTGGAGTAACCACATCGTAACCACTACCAGATGCATCTACGATGATAGATTCAATTTTTCCATAATCAATTCCATCAAGAGACTTATAGTTAAGAACTTCTACTCCATTAAGAAGTATTCCATTTTTTGTTCCAGGTTCTGTTACAGTTTCACTTAGAACATTATTTTGTCCTGGAATCTCCCTAAACAATTTTTGATTGCTGAGAGTTTTATTCTTATGAATATAAAGTTCAATAGTGTTGTCAGTAACCGAAATTGGTTTTGTGGAAATGTATTCTCCATTATAAAGTTGAGATCTACTCTTAGCTAACTTAATACTAGTAGAATCTGCAAGACGCTTTACAAAATACACTCCTTCTTCAGCAATACCAGTCTGAACTGTTGAAGTAGTAATCGTATTGCCGTCAATATCGGTATTGGTTGTTGTTATCGTTTGTGGAGAGTAATAAACAAGATCTCCAGTATAGAATCCATGGTCCCCAGATGATACAATTTTAAATGTATCTGTGGAAGCAGTTCCTGTTGAAGGAAATGTTCCACTAAATGTAAGTTTATTTTTTCTAATTGATAAATCTTCTCCAGAAGAATTTGGAATAGAAGAAGATGCAACTAATGTAGAAGTTCCTTTCTTATATACATTTTGAACATTTGCTGCAATGTGGGAGATATCATAATTTGCCGAATCTCCCTTGACAATATTTCTTCTAATTACAAGAGAATCTATAGGGATACTATCTAAATTTCCTTGATCTCCAATTGTAATTTGATTTGTAGAGTTTACCGAATAAACCTTTGAAGTTGATGAGTAATTACTTCCAGTAATTCTTAGGGTATCACCTATTCTAAAAATATGCTCATTATTGAGCGTAAGTTTATATCTAAAGTTAACTAAATTAATTTTCTCTAATTTTTCTACTTTGTAAGTAGTTGCAGCATTTAAAATCCAAGTATTGGATGCAGCATCGTTAGCTGTCAACCCAAGAGTTTTTACTCGGATGGTATCGCCCTTCTCGTAGTATCTGTTATTCAACTGCTGCGACATATCTGCCTTGAGACTTTTTTACTTATTTAGTAACCATATCCACCGCTTCCACCACCTGAAGAAGAAGAACTTCCCCCACCACTACTAAAAGATGCTGTAGAAGATGTGCTTGTAGAAGCAGATATGCTAGAAGAACTACCACCAGTTCCAGAAGTTGATGCAGTGTCTCCTCCAAGATTTTTTAGACTAGATTCTTTAGTATCATAGATGTAATCATGTAGACTTGAAACATGTTTTGCCCCAACCATTTTTCTTCCTCTATGGATATGATAGGGGCCATAATATGGATTTCCTTTTACCCAACCAACTTGCTCTCCAACATGATAATCGCTTAAAACATTTACAATTCTAACAGTTACTATATTTTCATCATCTAAACTAACCGTAGCAAAAGTATTGATACCAACTGTGCTTTTATCCGAGATTGTATTTGTAATTCCGCTAACATTATAAAATTGAGTTATTGATTTTGATGTATATGAAACAATTCCAGTAGTTCTATCGTCATAAGTCACAATCAACTCTCCAGAAGTTGGGAAACCTACTGTCGAATCAACATCAAAAGTTGTAGAGGAGGATGTATAGTTTCCAATCAGTTTGGTTTTTGGATATGCAACAAATCCTCCATATTCTGCGCCATCAAACTGAAGATCTCTATTGTAATTTGCATCAAAACTTATTCTATAATAATCTGTAGTTGCTCCACCAACAAGAACACGCTCTACATCAGTAATTGGTGCGTAGGATTTATTAATTAAATCTTTGTATTCATATTGATACAGAGTGTATCCTTTAGTATCCATCACATTGCCTGAAATTGGCTCAACAATCATATTCTTTGTGATTTTATATAATGATTGTGATGGAGAAAAAAGATTTTCCGCAGGTTTTATGATATTAACTTCTTCACCATACAGTGCTTTGAATAAAATCTTAAAAGACTGATCGGTTCCCTTTGATGTATAAAAATCCTTTGCTTGTTTAACAAAAAGGTTTTTATCAATTTTATCTGATAATGCAGTGTCTTCAAGTCCAGGTAAAAATTGATGCTTTACTTTCTTAAAGAATCTCAATAAGAAATCAACACTTAAATTTTCTACAGTTGCTTCTGCAGCATGACTACTAGAAGTAGTATTTGAGAAAGTAAAAGTATCATTTACATCGTTTTGAGAATAACCTTGGAAACCACGAATACAACCAGTAAAACTAAAACTATTTTTTCCAGTATAAGTTATAATTTCATCATCAATTTTAATCAATCCATATTCATCGGGAAAACCATTAGTGTTTGACACATATATGATATCATCATAGTATGTAATGTTATTTCTCAGCAAAACTGACTTAGTAACATTTGCGTTATTGTTTAACTTAACATATCGATCAATATTTTGTAGTAAATCAAGAGGAGCGCCCTGAAATTCTTGAGAAAGATAATATTGCGATAAAAATTCCCCTAAAAGAGGAAACTCATCCCTAACATAACTGGGAAGTTGATTCTTTACAATGGTCTTGAAAGGAATTCTAGTCTGTGTCATTTTATGGCCTTACCAACAAACCTCTGTTATAGTCGTAACTTGAAGAAACGACATATGATGATGCGGATGGGTCTAACCCAGAAG